TTTTAAGGTTCCAAGTATAGATACAATTCGATTTGGAAGCGAAAAAGCAGAGCAAGGATTAAAGAAGATAGGCGGTTTATATACAGCCAACCAAACAATGTTTGCTCCTAATAATGTATGGGCAGGACCAACAATTTGGCCTTACAGTTCAGATCATGGGGCTAGTTATAATAGGGTTGGAGGAGGAACTTATGTTGGTGATGGAGCTGGTCCTGGCTTAAATATTCCAATTAATTTAGATCCTGCTGATAATGTTCGTCAAAGTGTCAGTCAAATGGAAATAAGTAATAAAAATAGTGATTGGTGGATGAGGATTGAATCGAAGAATCACTATAAGTATCCAGCAAGTAGACTTCAGTTTTTATTCTCTGTAGGTAGTCTATGGAGATATATAGCAGGATCAGGCAGTACAAAAGTTGATGGATTCATTACATATAAAGTGACAGTCTATAATCGTCACGAGGATACTGAAATTGGTGGTTTTCAAGCTTCTATTCAAGGATTAACAACGAATCAACCTTACTGGTGGGTTCATCAAGTTAGTGTCGCAAAAATTGAACACAAAGATTGGTGTTATTTCAAATTAGAGATCGTAGATTCTGATGTGGATAGTTCGATTTATGCTAATAATTTCTATGTAAGAGGTTGGGGGTATTACATTGCTAATGCACACTGGCCTCATTGTGATTCTCGTAATTATCAATTTGATAATGGGGATTTCGGAGGGCCACAGTACACAGATGGCTCAAGAGCTTGTCCTGCTTAACTAAAAGATGTCTTTAAATTCAACATCAAGAATAAAAATTATTGACTTGATTTCAGAAGGGCCAATATTAGGTACTCATGGTGCAGGTAGTATTAATAGAGAAGGAACACGTAATATTTTTCTTGATAAAACACCATTAGTTGAAGAAATTACTGAAATTATTAGTACTGAAAGTGGTGAAGAAGAAATTAAAAAATTACAAACTAATTTTGAAGGCGTTTCGGTTGAAGAAAGACAAGGACATGAGAATCAAGATGCTTTACCTACTGAATACACCGCAGAAAATGCTTGGGTCTCGACTCTGACAAATGTTGGAGTTGAAGTTGGGAAAAGTTATAGCGAAACAAAAAAGAAAACAGAAAGAAATCCTGTGACGGGTGAGGGTGGCCATGAAATTAACGATCAGATTGTAAACATGGATTATGGCGGGTGTTCTGGTTCTTCAGATCAAGGTGGTCAAACAATTACTAATACAACAGGAACATCTTTTTCTTTTGGTGGTTATGATCTTCATTCTCCTGTCGTAAGAACAGTTACCAATGATTCCGTAACTCATGTCAAATTGATATTTACAATCGGAGCTTTATATTCAGTAGCACAAGAATCATTAGCAAAAGGGCAATTATTTTGGGGGAGAATTAAAGTCAAGATCAGTGTGAAAGCCCAAAATGCAAATTATGGTTCTCCCGTAGAGATTACAAAACAAGGGATTTGTACTGAAGGTTATCAGTTTAAAAGTCCTTTAATACCTTTACTTGAAGCAGATGGGGTTTGGCGAGGGCCGTATTCTATCAAGGTTGAAAAGATTACAGATGGAGAAAATGATTATGAGATTAAACGGCAGTTCTTTGAAGATATTGAACTTAATATTCCTTTAGAATCAGGAAGGAGGAACAATCTTGTCTGGTCACATATAGAAGAAAAAAAGGCAGTAAATCCTAATAATGCCTCTGAAGTTGCAGCACAAACATGGAGTTATCCAAATAGTGCTTTGATGGGGTTGAGTATCCCCACCACCCAATTCACTAGCCTTCCAGAACGTGCTTATAGAGTAAGAGGGAGAACAGTTGATATTCCAGATAATGCAGTTGTGAGAGATGATGGCAGCTTATCTTTTCCTGCTGGTGCGAATTTTAATGGTGGTGTGAAACCAGCACCAGAATATACAACTTGTCCTGTTTGTTGCATGATTGATTTATTGACGAATGAAAGATATGGATGTGGTGAATTTATTAGTAAAGATAAAATTAGTTGGATTGATTATTATCCCTTAATTAAATATGCAAATGAATTAATTACAACAGCAACTGGAACTGAACCTAGATTTGCAATTAATACAACAATAGGAAATCAAGAAGATGCTTATGCTGTTTTGCAAGATATGGCCTCTGTTTTTAGAGGTATAACTTATTGGGCTAACAATACAATTCAAATCAGTGGTGATGGGAATTGGGATACAACATCAAAACATGTTTTTACTAATTCTAATGTTGTTGGAGGATATTTTCTTTATCAAGGATCGTCTTTAAAGAAAAGAGCGACAAGTTTAAAAATAAGATATAACGATCCAGAAGATTTTTATAAATCGAACTATGTCATTCAACAAGTTGATGATTTAATTGATAAATATGGTTATAACGAGCGAGAGATTGTTGCTTTTGGTTGTAGTTCAAGAACTCAAGCTCAGAGGATGGCTAGATGGATATTAAAGACAGAAGAACTCGCAGATGAAACAGTTTCTTTTTCTGTAGGACTTGAGGGTCTATTTGTTCTTCCTGGTCAAATATTTAATATTTCTGATCAGATGAGAGCAGCACATAGATATGGAGGATTAATTGCAAGTGCTACAACAAGTTCTATTGTCGTTGATGATTATCCAAATAATTTAGATGCAACCTCTAAATTGCATTGCATGATCCCTCCAGAGGGGGCAAGTAATGCGACATGGAGTCAAGCAGGAACAACAATAACAATTACTTTAACTAGTCATGGCTTTGCTGTAGACGATCAAGTTTATATAGGTGTTACATCTGGAGGTGCTAAAAGTGATTATTATGTAGTCGTTACTTCTGCCACCAATTCCTTTACTGTCGAGGCAACTGACGAGTTAACTGCAAGTGGCAGTTGTACGGTTGCCGATCCCAATACGGAAGGGGCAGTAACGATGGAAAGTAGAAGTTTCTCTTATAACACTACGACCAAGACGTTTACTGTTACTCCTTCATTTAGTCGTGCCCCTGTCGTTCAAAGTCCGTTTCATGTCACTGAGGCGGCTTCCATTCCTCAACAACAATATAGATGTTTAGGAATTACTGAAAATCAAGAAGAGGCAACTTATACGATTGAAGCAGTTAGATTTGATCCTAATATTTATAATTATGTCGATAATGTTAATAATGATGCACCCCAAATAAATACTAAAATTAATCTTGCAAATGTTAATCCTCCTGCTCCTACTTCTATTGCGTTAAAAGCAAATAGTGAAAGGGAAAATAATAATACGATTAATACAGTTAATGTTTCATGGCAAAAAAATGCAAGTAGTTCAGCAGGTGTTTCATTTACTTATGAATTACGTTGGCGAATTGGAGATGGTGGAAACTGGCAACATCTTGAAACCAATAGCACTGCCACTACTTTAAAAAATATTCCTGTCGGGATGAAAGTTTACGCACAGGTTCGTGCGAAATCATTACTAAATAATCAAAGACATTCCAGATGGGCAGTAGCAGATGTCTTTACTATTCCTGTTACGACTCAATCGGATTATGTTCAGACAGATTCATTATTACCACCAGATATTAATAATTTATATGCTCAAATTATTGGTGAACATTTGAATTTGTCATGGAACTTCAATCGTAGTGGTCAAAACCTTAATGAATTAAAAGTTGTTATTCGTCATAGTGCTGATGTCACTGGTTCTGCTGCTTGGTCTAATTCAGTTAGATATGCTGCTATTAACGCTGAGACAGATCAAATTACGTTGCCTGTTGTTAATGGTGAGTATCTAGTCAAGCTTGAAAATCAAAAAGGACAAAAAAGTCAAAATGCTAAAAGTGCAGTTGTTAATATCACAAGTTCAGTTGCAAGTAAGGTTATACATACAGCAAATGAGAAAACAGGTAATTACCCAGGAGAAAAAATTGGATGTGGTTATAACGGATCATTAGGAGGATTAGTTTTAAATGCTAATCAAAGGAATGGAACATATTACTTTCAAAATCTTGAGACAGATTTAGGAGGTGTATATGAAGTCAAATTGAAACGTGATTTCGTTGCAAGAGGTTTGATATTAAACGATCTTATTGACAGTAGAACTCAAAACATAGACCAATGGTCATCTTTTGATGGGCCTGAAGCTGATAATAATTCTTCTGAACTTTATTTTAGAGTCAGTACTGATGCTACAGAACCAAATCAACACTTGTTACTTGAGAATGATGATAATTTTGTATTAGAAGAAGATGTTGTAGATGAAGATGATTTTTTATTAACTGAAATCAGTTCATTATTTGGAGATTGGATTGTATTTAGAGAAGGTCGATATTCAGGACGTGTTTTTCAATTTAAAGCAGAACTTGAAAGAACAGATATGAATGAAACTCCTTTAATAGATAATTTAGGTTGCACTATTAACTTGGATCTAAGAATCGAGTCACCTGAAACTGCGATTAGTTCAGCAACAGGTGATGACAGTGCCAAAGCAGTAACATATCCCAAGCCGTTCTATAGCACCCCTGACGTTGCTATTAATGTTAACGATTTGAACTCTGGAGATTATTATGAGATAACCAGTGAAAGCAAAACTGGTTTTTCTGTTATTTTCAAAAATTCTAGTAATGCTGTGATTACGAAGAATTTCAAGTATCATGCAGTTGGATACGGAGCGAAAGAAGCTTAAATGGCAACTCACGATTATGTCTTAGACGATGCGTCAGGTGCGGCGTTTAGAAGTGATCTAAATAATTGCTTGGATGCAATTGTCACTCAAAACGTAACAACCGATGGAAATGCTCCTGCTACTGTTAAGGATTGGATGATATGGACGGATAAACAAGGTGGGTATAGAAAAATATATAATGCTGATACGAGTAGTTGGGTTAATATTGCAAAGCTTGATGGCGGGGCTGAATTCAGTGGAGATGTTCAATTTAAAGATGCATCATCTGTTCAAGTGCAATGGGATTCGTCTGAAAGCACTTTAGAGTTTGGAGGTTTCACGTCAGGTGGTGTTGAAACAGCATTAACTTTTGGGGCAAATTTTGCACATAAGGTCGCGTTTTTCCATGATAACGACACCAGAATCTATGCAAATGTTGGAAGTGTAGTTACCAATCTCATAACTGCTGGCACAGATTTTCGTATTCATTCAGGAGCATCAACCAATGCTAATTATTTAGCGAAATTCAGTAGGGGTGGAGGTGCAACACTTTATTGGGATGGGACTAGTGGGGCAGGTAAAAAATTTGAAACGACTGCAACTGGAGTAGCCGTTGATGGATTGATAACTGCCAATACGATGACACTTGCTTCAAATCTAAGCATCGCAGGTGCATTGCAATACACAACAGCAGGGAATAAAACCTTAGATGTTCCTACATTAGCTGGTAGCCAAACTTTTGAACTAAGACATCAAGATGGTTCTACTTATGAGAACGCCTTAAAAGCGACTGCTAATGCAGGTGTTGAATTATATAACAATGGACATAAAATGTTTGACACTTTTGCTACTGGAGCAAGGGTGTTCGGGACAGAAGGAGCTGAAGCACATTTAGAAATATTAGCTGACGAAGGAGATGACAATGCTGACAGATGGAGATTCGTAGTTAATACGGCTGGTATTTTTCATTTTCAGAATTATGCAAGTGGTGCATGGCAAACGAATGCAATTGCAAATGCTGGGGGAAATGTCAGTCTATGGCATAACAATTCATCAAAATTGGCTACGACCTCTGCAGGGGTAGAAGTAACAGGTATAACTCATTCAACGACTGGATATACGTGGGGTACTGCTCCTCATTATCTTTATTCCACCAGTGCTACCGAAGCCAATTTAAGAATAGGAACTACAAGTGGCTCTCATCTATATGCTCGTTTTGCTTTTGATCCCGTAGCTGGTGATTTTGAGATAGGTAATGCAAGTGGAAATGTTTTACTGACTGTTGGAGATCAAACACCAAGAGAAAAAGCAATACGGTGTATCAATAATGGATCAGTAGAACTCTATAACAATGGAGTCCTTGAGGCATATACTAAAACCACTGGAATGGTGGTTAATAGAAATTTTGATGTATCAATATCAGAGGCAAATGCCACGGGGGATTGCTTCTTACAGATTGGGAGCAGTCCTGACAACATTACGGTCGGGGATCATAATGCGTTTATTGATCTTATATCGACAAATAGCACTTCTTATAGCAGCCCAGATTATGATCTTAGAATCATCAGATACCCAGGAAGTAATGGTAGTGCGGCGATTAAACATAAAGGCACTGGAACGTTAACCCTAGAAGCAAATCAGGGGAAAATTGATTTCGCTGGATATTCTTTCGCAACAGCTTCAGCTTGGGTTCGTTTTCATGGGGGTGCTGCTGGTACAAGTCCACATAATTTTGCCCCCGCAAATAGTTATAAAGTAAGCAGCGTCACAGATAATGGGACAGGTGATTATTCAGTCAATTTTACGGCTGCTTTGGTTGGTAACAATCTTTCCGCAACTAATGATGTTTGTGCCGTTTTCGATGCGAACGGTCCTGTTGTTACCAACCATGAACATTGTGTAGGCTTTATCGTTTCGACATCTTCTACTTCCGTAAGAGTTTTCTTTATTAATGTTGATAATAGTGATCGGAGAGCAGATCCTTCAATAGTCTGTGGGATATTTTTCTCTTAATTCCTGCTAAGATTTAATTATTATGGCTGATCAAACCAAACGAATTGTTTATTCTGATTCTGAAGGAGTAAAAATTATCTTGCCTATGGCAGATTGTCCATTAACAGTTGAAGAAATACAAGCAAAAGATGTTCCTGATGGGGAAACGTCTTATATCATAGATGAATCAGATGTTCCAACAGATCGTACTTTTAGAGATGCTTGGACTTACACCCCTTAACTAATTATGGGATTTGGCATTGATATGGCGAAAGCCAGAGAAATTCATAAAACAAATATCAGAGCAGCAAGAACACCAAAACTTGCAGAACTTGATGTTGAATTTCAAAAAGCACAAGAAACAAGTGCAAGCACAACAGATATTGTTGCTAAGAAACAAGCATTAAGAGATGCACCTGCTGCTAGTGCTATTGAATCAGCTACTACAACTGATGAATTAAAGAGTCAATGGGATTCGTCTATTCTTGGGACAAGTCCTTATTCTTAGGTAAAATAAATTAAAGAGCTTTAACGATGGCTAATAAGAAAATATCAGCATTAACGGCACTCACTGCACCAGATCAAGCAGATTATTTTCCTATTATTGACGCAGATGTAGCTGACGCGAATAAGAATAAAAGAACAACAATTGCAAATTTATTTCAAAACATACCGTATGGAACGGCAGGTGCTCCAGCATTAAGATTTACAGGTGATACAACAACAGGTTTATATCGTTCGGGAGCAAATGAAATTGATTTTTCTGTATCTGGGACACATATTGCTTCTGTTTCAAATGCAGGTATAAGTATTGGTTCTGGTACAGCAGCAGCACAATTGCATCTGTTTAGTACTGATACAACAGATCAGGTCATTATTGAGAATACTAATTCAGACACAAATAATGCCCCAGATTTGGTTCTGTATCGTAATAAAGATGGTACGTTAGATCCAAATCCTATAGCAGCAAATGATCCTTTAGGTAATATTCAATTTCGAGGGAAAACTTCGACTAATGCTTCACATGATTATGCAAGCATCTTTGCGACTATCGAAGACCCTACGAATTCTGGAGAAGATGGCATATTAGATATAGCTAATTCACATAATGGAACTTTAGCTTCAAGGATTCGATTAAAATTAGACAGGGTAGGGATTAATGAGTATCAACCTTTAAGAAGTCTGCATGTAACAAGTACTATTACTGGGCCAGTTTTTAGGCTTGAGTCAACAGCTAATGATAATGCGAGTGGTGCAGATATAGAATTAGTTAGACGAAGAGGAACTGCTGCTGGTCAAGATGCTGATGTTTTAAGTTCTATTTATTTTAAAGGTAAGAATGATGCAACGACTCCTCAAGAAGTTACTTACGGAGCAATTGATTGCAAGATAGATGATGCGAGTGATGGATCAGAAGATGGCATAGTTTCTATTTGGGTTCAGAAGGCAGGCACATTAACTTCAACACTATCTGCTTCCCCTACTACCATTACATGTAGTGCAGCCCCTGTAATCCCGACATCAACTCCTGCTTCCGCAACAGCTTTGGGAACAGCAGGTCAAGTTGCTTGGGATGCAAGTTATATTTATGTATGTACTGCCACGAATACTTGGAAACGTGCGGCACTTGCTACTTGGTAACATCTAATCATGGCAGTTTCTCCTGGCACTTATGACATCACTCTTCAGAGAAGGGCTGATTATTCTGTTCAATTACAGTTTAAAGATAGTGGTGGCTCGGCAATTAATTTAACTGGATGGAGTGCTGCCGCACAAGTTTGGGATGTAGAACGTAGTGCTAAGTATGCTGATTTCACCGTTGCATACACAAATAGAGCTACTGGAACAATAACTATTTCTTTAACAGATGATCAGACAACCCTATTTCCTGATCTTGCTTATTATGATGTCTTATTAACAAACGCAAGTGGGTTGAAAGAGTATTATCTGCAAGGCAAAATAACAGTCAGTGAGGGATACACCGCATGACATCAATCAATGTCACCGAAGTTACGAATACAGTTGTTGCAACTGAAAATGGTACAACAACTACAATTGAAACACCTGTAACTACTGTTGTTACAGCATCAACAATCGGGCCACAAGGGCCACAAGGAGCCGCAGGAAACTTTACTCTTTCTGATGATAATAAGGTAGATAAGTCTATAATTTATTATGACAGTACTGCTTCAACCTATAAGGCTGACAGCACATGGACTACTAGCACAATTACAGACGGAGGTAACTTCTAGTGGCTAACACAATCAGAATCAAACGTAGCACTGGAAGTTCAGCTCCTGGCTCGCTTGAAAATGCAGAATTAGCCTTTTCTGAAGGTAATGAGATTCTGTACTTTGGTAAAGGGACTGGGGGTGCTGGAGGTTCAGCAACATCAATAATTCCTATTGGTGGTAAGGGTAAATATTTCGATAAAGAAACCACTCAAACTGCTAATTATGTTCTTGCTGGCCCTACTTCTGGATCGGCTGCGGCAGGAGCATATAGAGCTTTAGTAGCTGCTGATATTCCATCAATAACACATGCAAAAATATCTGATTTCGATACGGGAGTACAAACAAATAGGCTTGATCAATTAGCTGCACCAACAAGTGCTGTAGGTTTAAACAGTCAGAAGATTACAGGATTAGCTGATTGTACTGCCGATTCTGACGCAGCAAATAAGGGATACGTGGACGGCGTTGCTCAAGGATTAGATATTAAAGATTCCGTTGTAGTTGCAACGACAGCAAACATTACGTTGTCAGGCACTCAGACAATAGACGGAGTTTCTCTGTCTGCTGATAATCGAGTACTCGTTAAAGATCAAAGTACTGCAAGTCAGAATGGTATTTACCTTGTGAAGTCTGGTGCTTCATGGGTAAGAACAGATGATATGGCAACAGGTTCAGATGCTGCTGGAGCGTTTACCTTCATTGAGCAAGGTTCAACTTACGCAGATGTTGGTTTTGTTTGTAGTTCTGATAAAGGAAGTGCAGTTGTAGGGACAAATAACCTTTCCTTTACTCAGTTCTCTGGAGTTGCTGGTGTAACTGCTGGTAATGGTATAGATAAATCTGGCAATGAAATAAGCCTTGACCTAAAGGCAAATGGTGGTTGTGTAATCGAATCGACAGAACTCGCAGTCGATCTATCAGCTTCTAGCATTACTGGAACACTTGCAATAGGAGATGGAGGAACAGGAGCAACTTCAGCTAGTGCGGCAAGAACGGCACTTGGTTTGGCTATTGGTACAAACGTACAGGCATTTGACCAACAGTTGGCAGATGTAGCTGGCTTAGCTGTAACTGATGGTGGTTTTATTGTTGGTAATGGTTCTAATTTCGTATTAGAGACAGGATCAACAGCAAGGACATCCATTGGCGCACAAGCGTTAGCAACAGATTTAACAACATTATCGAGTTGTCAATCAGGTGGTGCAGCAGCACTGGCTGCTCTTACTTCTACAGAGATAGAGATTCTTGATGGGGCTACACTTTCTACATCTGAATTAAACCTCCTTGATGGTGTAACAGCTACCACAACAGAATTAAATTATGTAGATGGGGTAACGTCAGCGATCCAGACACAGCTAGACGCAAAGCAAGCTTTAGATGCTGATCTAACTTCTTTATCAAGTTGTCAATCAGGTGGAGCTGCTGCTTTAGCTGCACTTACTTCAACGGAAATAGAAATTCTTGATGGAGCAACGGTCACAACTGCCGAGTTGAATATTATTGACGGTGGAACGTCAGCTACTTCAACGACCTTAGCTGCTGCTGATCGGATGGTGATGAATGATAATGGAACAATGGTTCAAGTTGCCCTATCTGATCTTGTTACTTTCCTTGAAAACGGATCTGTTTCAGGGTTTGATATTGATGGAGGAACCTACTAACTACAATTACTACATAGGAGGTAGGTTAAATGGCTAACACAATTAAATTAAAGAGGGGAACTAGCACTCCATCTACGAGTGACATCTCTAGTGGTGAAGTTGCGATAGATACTTCAGCTCAGAAGTTATATGTCAATGACAGTGGAACGGTTAAGGAGATTGGTGGTGTTCCTGACGGAAATCTTACTCTAACATCAACTGACACAGGTAGTTCTGCCGCACCAGAATTTGAGTTGTATAGAAATAGTGCATCTCCAGCAGATGCAGATTATTTAGGTCAACTTAAATTTACTGGTGAGAGTGATGATGGTAGCAAGGAAGTTTACGCGAAAATAACAGGGAAAATTGGTGATGCAAGTTCTGGAACAGAAGATGGAATTATAGAAATTGCACATAGAAAAGCAGGTTCTAATAATATCTCTGCAAGATTTACAAGCACATCACTAAAGCTTATAAATGGAACAGCATTTGAAGCGGAAAGTGGAGCCACGATAACAGGAACTTGTACGGCTACTACGTTTAGTGGATCGGGAGCTTCTTTAACAAATTTACCTTCAGGTCAACTAACTGGAGCATTGCCAGCGATAGATGGGTCTAATCTTACAGGAATATCAATAAGTTCAGATGCACAGCAAAATACAGTAGGCGGCACAAATGCTGGGGATAGTTTTACTGGAACGGATGCAGAAAACAATACATTATTTGGATATAACGCTGGTACAGCAATAACTACAGGAGACAAATCCGTTGCTATTGGAAGTGGTGCTTTATACACTAATACTACTGGTTCTGACTTGGTTGCCGTTGGTCATAATGCTTTAAATCT